TATTACTACTGCGGCAGCCACGACACCGCGGCCCAAGCGCAAGAGGCAGTTTGCCGCAAGCGAGCAGAACTGCACGGAGAATTTGCAAGACATTAATATGGCAAGACCCAAAACACAATCGAAGACAAAGAAGGCTGGCCATCGCGTCAAGATGGTCAAGGACGAAGAGGGCAAGGAGCTGGTTAGCGTCCAAGGCCACACTGGCATGGAGGTTCCGCCCGGTAAGGCGATGCAGATCATGGAGGCGCACGTTGGCGGTATGCCCGCTACGCGCATCGCCAAGGCGTTTAACACGTCTTACCACACGGTTGTTGCCTTAATCCGAAACAAGCCGGAAATGCTTGAGAAGGCCCGCCAGACGGCAGCCAACAATTGGAAGACCCTCGCGGCTGTCGGCACCGCGGAACTGCTTGATCGTGTGCCGGATATGAAGGACCACGGCTTGGTCATCATGTCGGCAGTGGCGTCCGAGAAGATGGAGTTGCTGAGTGGCAATGCAACCCAGCGAGTCGAACATGTTATGGCTCCGGCGGCTGACCAGTGGAGTGACTTTGTGTCTGGGTTGAAGAGTGCCCAGGTGATCGATGTGGTCGCCGAACCGGTCGGCCCTTGGGAGCCGGACGCGCAAAAGGCCGCGGCACTGCCGCCAGTCTCATTATCATCTACAGAGGAATCCGATCCGACCCTATCGCAGCTATGATGACCTTATTGAGACTCCTCTGTCCGATATGCAATTGGTTTCGCAATCTACTAGAGATTATTTTTCATTGTATTGGGTTATGGGGGCGGAGGGGGGTCCGTGTTTTTATTTTCTTGTAACCCCCCGACCGAAAGCGACTTACGAAATTTTTTATAAAAACACCTTATGATCAAAGACATCCTACAGCGCGCCAAGTCAACCATCAGCCAACCAATCAGCCAACCCGCCAAGGAGCAGCCAGCGGAAGCTCTGAAGCCTGCCGCCTCACCTACCCCGGCGCCCAAACCGGAGGCCATCCTCAAAGCCACCCCCAAGACTCCCAAAGAGCTGGCCGTCGAGACCGCCGCCCAGATCGGCTACAGCGCCGGCGATGCGGTCACTGCCAAGATCATCCGCGCCCAGACCGCGCGCCACCCCAAGATGCTCTTTGTTGAGGTGCCCGACTGGTCGGAGCCGGTGATCTGCTATGTGAAAGACGCCGCAAGCTGGCGCCCAGTCAACCCGCCCTACGACCGCTTGAAGTGCCGCTGGTCAGGGATGGCAGACGTGGAAGGCCGGCTGATCTTTGAGTCGTCCGACGAGTGCAAGAAGAGCCGACTGATTCGCCGGAAATGAAGCAGCGCGTAGACAAGACGCCGATCTTCAAGTGGATCTGGGAGCGTTGTCCCGCCAAGAACGGCGACAAGCTCGTCCTGCTCCGCTTGGCCTGCTTCTCGGAGGCAGACGGCACCTGCTGGGCTGCGCCCGAGATGCTCGAGGCCAGCACCGGGATGACCCGCCGGAACATCTACCGCTGCATGGACCGGCTGGTGGCTAACGGCTGGCTGGTCATCCTGGGCGAGAAGCGCGTGGAGAACGGCCGCATGCTCTGCCGGCGCTACCGCATAGCCTTTGTGAATGACAATTTGTCAGTCGATAGCTCTGACAATTTGTCAAACAGCTCTGACAATTTGTCAAACAGCTCTGACAATTTGTCATTCAGCTCTGACAATTTGTCATTCAGTTGTGACAATTTGTCTACTGACAATAAAGAAAAAGAATACAATAAAGACAAAGAACTAAGCGCTACCGCGCCCGCTCCGGCGATTTCATCGCCTTCGCTACCTTCTTCCTCGGAAAAAGCGGCACCCAAGCCGAAGAAAGCTCCCGCTCCCAAATTTGACCCATCGACCTTGCCCCTGCCGCATGGTCCGGGTCTGGCGCGTGCCTGGGCTGAGTTCGCCCAACACCGCCGCGAGATCAAAGCCCCGCTCACGCCCACCGCCGCCAAGCGCATCATCGATGACTTGGCCGCCGTCAACGAATCCGCCGCCGTCGAAGCCCTCCGCAAATCGGTAAAGCACGGCTGGCGCGGCTGCTTCGTCGAAGCTCCAGCCAAACCCACCATCGTCGAGCTGCCGCCCCAAGGCCGCCCCAAGCAAACCGCCCTCGAGCGCTCCCTCGCCGAGATGCGCGAACAGTTCGCAAAGGAGAACGCAGCGTGACGCAACCGGCTTTATTTGCGCTAACCGATGGCGAGCATTCTGCGGTGACCGAGGGCGGCATCATTGTGCCGTCGGACGCCGCAGATTACCCATTTCGAGATTACGACGAGGAAAGAAAGCGCGGCGAGATCGCCGAATATCGCTGCGCTATTGAGCTGACGCTTCGCGGATACGATTGCGCCGTCCTCGGCGGCAACCACAAGGGCTACGACATTATTGCGGACCGAGACGATATTCGACCCCAATTCGTTCAAGTTAAGCACGGGTTTTTACAATCTGGACCCACGCAACAACGGTATCGAATACACAACAGCAGCCGCGGTGGCATTCCCTACGGCGCGAAGGCATACGATATTTTGGTTTTTTACATGTGGGATCGCGATCAGTGGCTTGTTTACAGTCGCGCCGAGCTTGGGAATCGCACCAATACAGGTTATGTGCCGCCAGAATTAAGGCAGAGGGCGCGCAAGTCGTGGACCAGCGCCCACGGCGAGCTAATCGCCGACCGCCAGCCCAACAACTGGGAACTCTTTGACCAACTCGCAATGGCTAATTCCCAAGAATCTGTAGGGGTATCCCAACAAATGTCTGACCCCATCCTTGATACTCCGTAGATATTTATGAAACCCGCCAAAAGCACCAAGAAAAAGGCGAGCGCCCCCAAGGCGCCGAAAACCAACCTCAACGTCAACGTCGACTACGTCAACGAAATCTGCGACGAAGCCATCGCCACCATCATGGCCCTGCGCTCCCTCGTTGCCCAACTCGCCGCCCAGCAGGAGGACCACGATGCACGCTAAAAATGGCCGCCCGATCCGGCTTGAGGAAGGCGTCCCAGGCTACCCGCGGATGCACCACTTGGCCATCCACCGCGCATGCGACCGCTTCCTTGAGGGCCGCGGGCTGGCCACGGTCAGCGCGTCACGCCGCAACACCTGGCTTTTCGGCTCCAAGACAAGGAGGGCCAAATGATGGTTCCTGACTTGGTCGTCGGCGAGGTCGGCTTCGGTCACAACTTCAGCTCCTCTGCGGAGCTGGAGTTCCTCCGCAATGAGGACCGGCGCCTTGCTGCGGAGATCAAAGATTTGCAGGCCGAGAACCGCGAGCTGATCAAGCGCGCCAACCGGCTCAAGCGCGCGCTTATGCGCTGCGCTGCATTGTCCGAAGAAGTTTCCAACGAAAAACACGAAGCCCTGCTCATGGCAGACCAGCCACTATGAGCGCTGGCAAGGGCGACACCCCGCGGCCGGTAAATGGCGACCGCTACCGGGCCAACTACGAGGCGATTTTCCTCAAAGAAGACTCCCTCTCCGACATCCATACCAAGGTCCGCGAAGAGTTCCCATATCCCCACTGGATATGCGCCCCGTGCGGACAGACCCACGGCCGCGGCATGCCCGAGGGCCACGTCAGCACCTGGCACGAAGACCTCTGCGGCGTCTGCGGCAAGGTCACCTCGGTCACCGAACCCCGCGATTTTGGCCACCTAAAAAAATGGCCCATTCTCCCAAAAAACCCTTGATTCCCATGCCTACATTTGCCAACATATGCCAACAGATCACGCCACGACAGAAAGCCGTAAAACGTCATGGCCACTGAGCACCAACCACCACCGCCACCCGAACACCACATCACGCCATGGTTAGAAGAATCATTTCGCTTAGTCGACGCAGCCTGCGACCGCTGGGAACGTCGCCGCGCGCAGCTCGCCCGGAGGAAGGAAGAAAATGAGCGTCAGCGAACTCACACTCTTCAGCCTGCTGATCGGGACGCTGGTTCTGATTGTCATAGTGATGGGCGATGACGACGACCAAGGGAGATTCTCATGAAACGCACTGTTCCCCAATCGCCCGCCACCGAGTGCGCCGTGCTCGGAAGCCTCATGGCCGAGCCGAATCTCATCGATGAGGTTAGCGGCCTGCACCCTGACCTGTTCTTCACGCCGGCGCACCGGCTGGTCTTTGAGACCATCGCCGAAGTCCGCGCCTCCGGCGGCACACCCAACGTCATCGCCGTGACTCAGCGCATCGATGCCGCGCACAAGCTCAACTCGGTCGGCGGCGCCGGCGCCCTCACCGAGATGCTCGGCAACTCCGCGGGTGGCCCCGCCGCAGTCGAGTACCACGCGCAGACATTGCGCGACCTCCACGCCCGCCGCCGCATCATCGACGCCTCGGTCGCCATGCAAGCCGCCGCCCAGGACATGGCCGCGGACGCCGACAGCGTCTTGCAGCAGGCCGGCGAGAGCGTCCTCAGTCTTTCCCTCACCACCGCCACCGACAGCATGCGCGCACCGAGCGCAATTGTCCCGGGCCTCCTCGACGAGCTGGAGGCGCTCATGTCCGGCGGCCGCAAACTCGGCCTACAGACCGGCATCCGCGACCTCGACCAAGTCACCGGCGGTCTTCGCGGAGGACAGCTCACGATTGTCGCCGGTCGCCCTGCCATGGGCAAATCGGCACTCATGCTCAACATGGCCGACAACATGAGTCGCCGCGGCGTCCCGGTCGTTTACTTCAGCCTCGAGATGCCTGCCAACGAACTCGCCGCGCGCGTTGTTTTAAGCCGCGCCGAAACCAACACCGAGATCATTCGCAACGGCTTCCTTACCGCATCAATGAAGAGCCGGATCATGGATGCCGCCACGCAATTCAGCACCGAGCCGCTCTACGTTGATGACCGCGGCGGCCTCACCCTCTTGGACATCCGCGGCCGCGCCCGCCTCGCCGTCCGCCGCTGGGGCGTGAAGTGCATTTTCGTCGATTACCTGCAGCTCGTCAGTCACTCCGGCGCCCAAAGCCGCGAAAACGAAGTCGGCTTCGTCTCCCGCGGATTGAAAGCCATGAGCATGGAGTTAGGGATTCCTGTCGTTGCCGCCGCCCAGGTTAACAGGCAGGCCGAAAACCGGAGCGACAACCGCCCCAAGCTCTCCGACCTCCGCGAATCCGGCAGCATCGAGCAAGACGCCGACATCGTTTGCCTCGTCCATCGTCCCGCCTACTACGCCGTGCAAGACGAGGAACCGGAAGTCCAAGACGCCGAGCTGATCGTTGCCAAACACCGCGCCGGCAGAACCGGCACGCTCAACCTCACATGGCGTCCCTCGCTCACCCGCTTTGAAGGCACCGCACCAGTCGGCCGCACCAGCGACAGCGATGGCTCGGTCTACGCCCCGGCGAAACAACTTTGGGAGGCCATCAATGAATAGCCGCGCGAAAGGCGCCCGCGGAGAACGCATGTGGCGTGACGAGCTGCGCGAAGCCTTCGGCGACTCCGGTATCCGCCGCGGTCAGCAATTCAGCGGTCTCGGCGACTCGCCCGATGTCGTCTGCCCGTGCCTCCCCGACTTCCACTGGGAGGTCAAGTTCTGCCAGGTCGTGAAGATCCGCGACTGGATGGCCCAAGCCATCCGCGATGCCAAGGCCAAGCTCTTCCCGGTCGTTGCCCACAAGCGCAACGGCGAGGAGTGGTTCATCACGCTGCGCGCGCGGGACTTCCTCACCATCCTTCGCCGCTCCGATTTTCTAGTCCCAACACAAAACCAACAACCAACCACATAACAACCATGCCAAATACAACCCTAACCACACCCGCGGGCATCGCTCGCTATCCCAGCCTCAACCGCGCCGACACCAAGTTCGACGAAATTGGGGTCTACAAAGTCAACCTTGAGCTGTCCGCGGAGGACGCCAAGCCGTTCATCGATGATGTCGAAGCAATCCTCGCTGAGTTTGTCGCCGACAAAAAGCGCGAGCTGAAGAAGGACAAGCTCAAGATGCACGCTGCGCCTTGGGAAGAAAATGACGGCCTCGTCCAGCTCAAGCTCAAGGTCAAAGCCATCGGCAAGACCAAGGCCGGCGAAGAGTATTCCCGCCAGCCGAAACTCTTCGGCGCTGACGGCCAGCCGCTTGAAGCCAATGTTGGTGGCGGCTCCAAGATCAAAGTCGCTGTCGTGCCCTACGCCTGGTATACGGCCAGCCTCGGCGCTGGCATCACGCTGCAGCCGAAGGCGGTGCAGGTGCTTGAACTAGTCACTTGGGGAGATGGCGGCAGCGCTGCCAGCTACGGTTTCGACGTTTCGGAAGCCAAGCCCGCCGCTCGCAAGACCGGCACCGACAACGAGGAAATTAGCTGGTAACCCCCATGCCAGCGAAAAACACCACACGCAAACCGAGCACCAAGGGCAAGGCGGCGAAAGCCGCCAAGCCCGCGGAGCCGGATCGCTTCACCGAGGACGGCCGCAAAATCGTACGCCTTGAGAAGACCCGAGCGCACCAAAAGTATCCGCTCAAAGACGGCACCGACGTTCCCGGCGCCAGCACCATCGCCAAGATCGGCGAGGACAGCAGCGGGTTGATCCACTGGGCCTGGAAGCTCGGCATGGATGGCCAAGACTACCGGAAGGTGCGCGACAAGGCCGCCGATATCGGCACCATCGCCCACTTCCTCATTGAGTGCTTCCTGCACGGTCACGTTGCCGACCTCTCCGAGTTCAGCCCCGCGGATGTTGAGAAAGCCACCATCGCGTTCAACAACTTCAAGCGGTG